AAAGATCTCCATCAGTAGCCGTTGCGCTTGCAGTGGAGCCCATAGTAATAGTAACTGAAGTAGCATCTACTACTTCAGTTATCATAAAAGTTTTATCGTCAAAATCAGAAGCAGAATAACCTGAGCCTGTAGGAACGGTAACATCTTCAAGAAATAAAATATCTCCTGCTGTCATTCCTGCTGTACTAGATAAAGTAATTGTAAGAATAGCAGACCCACTCGTAGAAGCTAGCTTATCGGTTAAAGCTCCGAAGTCAGTTTTAATTGGATGTATATCATAATACACCCCTCCAGAATAAGCGTATAAAATTCTATTGGTTCCAACGATGGCATACTTAATGCCTTCTTTATTAACCATTTGATGAAGAGCCCGAGCCGAGCCTGTTAAAGCTTTGTCTCCTAACTGAGACCATCCTCCTATTTTTTCAGGAGTGCCATATCTAAAACGAACGTTCTCTCCTCCCGTCCACATGGCTTCTGCTCCTGTGGGGGTCAGTTGTTTATTAAATCCAGGTAAAAAACCTATTTTTTGTAGCATAGAAAATCCTAAAATTTCGTTATAATATACCTAAAGTTAACAATCAACTATATTTATATTTTAAAATCACCAAAGGGCACACCGTTCTCTTGGATTTCACCATATTTACCTCTAAGTAAAGTATCAAAAGCAATAGAGATTCTAGGTTTCTCATTTAAATTTGTCTCTACAAAATGTAGAATGTAGGAAGGAAAAAATACAGCTTCATCTTTTGCTGCGAGTAATTCAATGACATTACTATTGATTTCATTAAACTTATTAACACGTGGTACAATAGGAAGTTGATAAGGTCGCAATAGTTTTAAAGATGGATAAGCCTGTACTTCTCCATCCAGATAGAGCACACCACTTATAAAAGTATTGGTATGGTTATGAGGAGGATGATTTAATCCTCTTGGCTTAGAGTTCAGCCACATAGAAACAACTTCAACTTCATATCCTTGCTTTGCCAAGTAAAAATGTTCAGCTATTTTTAAAACAGATGCTTGTATTAATTTAATAAGCTCCTGAAAATAATCTTGTTTATGAAGATCGATAGTCTGACCCCCTGTAGGTTTATAATATTTAGTTTTTCTAATATTTAATGTGTCCGAGATACCTTCATACTTAGCCCTAAAGCTAGGAAATATAAACTGACTCGCCAGTTTAAGATGATCGTTATTTACCATGAGGAACTCCAAAACTTTGACGTTTATCTCTAAAGTGAGAGTTAAAAGGTCCATTGGCTCTAACGTAATGAAGAAAAATTTGCATACATTCTCTTCCTCTATACGGTTTTCTCCAGTGATCATATTTCATTCCTTGATAAAGAATTCCTTCTCCAGGAAGGATACTTAAACCCATGGCTTTAGCTTTTGATTCTTTTCTTTTCATCCAGATTTTCCATTCTTTATCACCACAGATATTAATTGTAACTGAAATTTCACAGGACGGTCTATCACTATGAAGAGGCAGTTCCCCCTTATTAAAATACCATCGGGAGAAAGAATAAGTAGGTAATAATGTTTCCCCCATAGCTTGTTCAATAATAGGTTTTTTTAATAATAATAAAGCTTCACTAAAAGGGTCTCCATATTCTGCGACAGCATGAGGACACTGAGTACATTTTTTCATAAAAGGTTTTCGCAGTTGCCAGTATTGAGAAGCTAAATTTGTTTCTTCTACGTCTAATAAATTAATAATTTTTTTAAGCATAGGATGGTCCTAATGCCCACAGTACTAAAGCATGACGCGTACCTCTAGTAATCGGATTAACTTGATGAGCCACAAACGAAGGAAAAAAAATAAGAGTCCCTATACCCATAGGTCTCACAGTGATTTTTTTATAGACCAGATTTCCATTGTGACAAGTAGGGACAGCAAGATCTAAAAACCCTCCTTCAAAAGACTTTGGATCTGAAAGGAATAAACTACAAGAAACTTTTCTTATTTTATTTCTAAAATTTTTATTAGTATGATTCAAAGGATAAGGAGCGGTATTTTCATCTACATGCCAATTATAAAAATCACTTTTCTTATATTGAGTAACCTGAGCCGGTTCATACCAGTTCACATTAAAATTCCAGTCTCCTTTTTTATTGGCTTCTTGTAAAAAAGGATTAATTTTTTGATATAGCCACTCTTCCGATATGAATTTTGTTTTAGATTTTCTAATATTTTCATCGATCGTATTGTTGTCTCCAATCTGACCTTTACCCAATGAAGTGCCCCGAGCCTTCAATACTTTTTTACAAAATTTTTCATCTAAGACTTTTTCAAAAATCACAGGAAGTTTAATATGGTTCATCTATCCTCTCCTTCTACCAAGTAGTTTAAATATTCTTCGTTAGGGTTCTTTTTATCCCAGCTTTTAGCAAAGGACCAGTTCCAAGCTAAGGTGCATCTCGTTATGTCTTTAGTTATTTTTGCTACTGAATGAAAACAATAAGAGGGAAGAGTTATGATCAACCCTCTTTCAGTAGGAAAGTTCCCTGCATCTGTATTTAAAGGGGCATGACTATCAAAATAAAGTACACTAGCAAAATCAGTACCTAAGTGATGATGACTCTTAACCCGATCATTTTTTTTCATTAAAGTACCCCACGCATTTTGAACTAGAAAATGATATGTATCGTTTACTTTATCATAATGCTCTGGATACAAATTAGCCTCTCCACATAAAACAAGATACCGGTGTAATAATTTTTTAAAATCTTCATCTTGTTTAAACTGATCCCAATGAGTCATGTCTGCATAAACATTAGTTTTATAAGATAACTTAGGATCTATATTTGTTTTTATTTTTTTCTCTAAAGTTTTTAAAAGAGCTTCGTCCTTAATTCTCACTTGTATAATAGTTCCCTTAATAAGCCACTCAGAATAAAAGGTCGTTATTAGGGTTTTGCTGGTTTTAGTGGTCATAGTATAAAATTAAAATTAATAACTACACGGACCGGAACATCAGTAGGGGTTGTATAACAATGGCTAACATTATCAAATATAATTAATTGATTTTCTTCACTCTTAATTTTTCTCTCTCCAATTTGAGTATAGCCATTGCATGTATTAACATGATAAATAGCTACTTTGTTTTTTTCAGAATTAGGCCAACTCATATCTCTATGCCACGGATGAAGGATTTGTTTAGTTCGATTAGTGGTTAAATTAGCTTTGATGCGAGAAAGTTTTTTAAATTCTAAATGCTCTTGAATAGCCCAGACCATGGGGTTAATAACATTAATAACGGGTTGCGTGCCCGTCCATTCTTTTTCAAAATAAATGGCATGTTGAAACAAAAAACTCTGGTCGTTTACATCAAATAAGCTCTCCGATTGATAAAACCAACCTGTAAATCTGCCCATCAATAAGGACTGAACCTCCTTAAAATGAGGTTGAATTAAAAAGTTTTTAATAATTTTAATTTTATTTTTTTTATCCAGTATAATTTTTTGTTTCATTTCTATTCCTTCAAACAATAATTGTAAGATAAACTAAACCTTAAGGTTGAACAAAGATGCTTTTCCACACTGTGCATCAAAGAACTTTCAAATATCACGAGTTGCCCTGGAATAAAAGGAATCCAATAATATTCTCCAGTAATAGAGGTATGTTCTTTAACAGGAGGAGGAAACATATTCATTTCGTTTCTAAAAAAAATTCGCGCCCCTTTCTTATCTCCTTTTAAACAATAAATAGCACTTAAGTGAGACTGTCCATGTTGGTGATATTCTTGGAAGTCTCCCTTTTTATAAATATTAAACCATCCCTTTCTAGATTTAATTACATTTTTATATTTTAAAGAATCACAATAAGAAATAATCTGATCGTCTATCCAATTATTAAGGGATTCAAAAACTTTGTCCTGAACAATATCATATACATTAAAACTATTATAAACATCCTGAGTTAACCAGCCTTTGCCTCCTTTAGCACGTTTCTTTTTAATTTCTGTACACCGCTCCGATATATTTTTCTCTATCTCTGAATGATGTTCGTTGTGGCTTAACTGAAGTACTTTCGAAAATAAATGTAAATTCATTTTAATTTTAATACTAAATTTCCCGAAACAGTTATGCGATATTTATTGCTGTGATAAAAAGGATAAACTTCATGACGGAGTCTTGCTGGAAAGAAAAAGAACAATCCTTCATCTTCTTTGGTGGCTTGAAAAGTAAAGTCCATAGTACCTCCCAACATATTATTATAAACAAACGACAGCCCTCCTGCACACGGATAATTGGACTTAGATCCCGGAGTTTTTTTAAGATCGTCTGTAGTGTAAGGAATTTGAATAAAACCTACAAAACTATATATTCCGCTGTGAGTATGTGGGGGATTAAATTCGTGCTTAGCTTGAAAATTAACCCAAGCGTTATCCATAATCATTGGAACATCAGCGTTTCCAACCTTAATACTACGGACATAATCAAAGGCCTCATTATACTCCTTAGCCAACTTTATTAAAAAATTTTCTATGCCTTTATG